GTGCCGGTTAAATCTATTCTAAAAGGATAATTACCTTGAGTTGGTTCTACTGATGCTGTAGGACCTGTTGGTGTTCTGCTAGTAGTATCAAAGACTGGAACTGTGCATGCAAAATCAGAGAAACATTCCCAATAATCATTGTGTCCTGTTATCTCTTTTATATACATTCCGCCTGTAGTTGTATAAGCTGTTGGGACGGCAGGTGTTGATCCAAATGAATTGTGGTATTCACTTCCGCTATTTTGTGCTGGTAATGTAGTTGGAATATTATGAACTAATACTTTTGGATAAGGTCTAGTAAGTCCACTAACTATTGCTGGTGGATTTTGAAGGTGTATTACATTAATGTTATTGTCAATAATGTTTGGGTTAAAACCTTCAAGTCCTGAAGGAAGTGGATATGCTTGTGCAATAGTGTCATATGTTATAGTTGAAGATTGAAATAATTTATGCGTGTTTTGAACTAATGATCCACTAGCTTGTCCAAATACTCCTAAATCAGTTAAAGTATTTAATGCTTGGCTGTTAATATGATCATTAACTGTTGGATTAACTGTTCTGTCCCAGGCAATTACATTACCATTTGTTGAATTAATTAAATCTTCATTGCCAGAAACTGGAATCCAAAATCTAGGTTGTAATGGATCACCTGCTGAAATCAGTGCTGTGTCTAATTCACTTGGTGCATTTTCTTGTATTATACCTGAATCTCTTTTATTAAATGTTCTAGTAGCTGCTGTATGACTTGTAACTACCCATTCAGTGCCATCCCAAAATGCATCAATTTGATCACCTGATGTAATGCCCCAACCGGAATAATCTGCGTTTGATTTCAGTTTAGCTGTTGTATATGGGTTGTTGGCATTAATTCTTATTTGAGAGAATCTATTTGTTCCAGCTCCACCGGCACCACTACCTTCTGCATAATATGAGCTTAAATTGTTTGTTGGATCACCGTAAAAACTTGAACCGTAAATAATTGTAAGAGCTGAGTCAGTATAAACATCAAATATTCTATAAGTTGATGTTTCAAGTGATGAAACATTTTTTAAGTAATATGGATTATTTGAAAATTCTCCTTGAAACTGCCATCCACCGTCAATGTTTGTTGGATCTCCATCACTAATGCTTAACGCACTTGGTTTAGGCCATTTTATTCTAGCATTAGTAACTTGTGCCCATGGCTTTGTAGAAGCCAATTGTGGCATAGGATAAAAACTTATTTCAAGGTTGTTAACTACATTCCCTCCACGCGGCATAAAGTCCATAGGAATACCGGAGCTGTATGACAGAGTATGTCTACCCGGAATTCCTGGAACTGGGTCAAGTGTAAATACATCTACTGTTCCATGCCTATTATAAGGATAGTTTACACTATTTGGTGAATTATGAGTTGTAGCTACAAGTGAATCTGTAGCAGGGTCATAATCTGGATAACCAAAGTTTTGACGTCCATCTGAGAAAGTTCTCATATACATCTTAGAAACAGTAACATATCTTTCATGTGGTTCAAGAGTTACAGGTGTAGTTGGAGAAACTATTGGCAGTCTGACATCAAACATAGCAGGATATGAATTTGGAACATAGTCCGCCCATAATTCTGGAATAGTTAAAAGATGAGAAATTTTTCCGTCTATGTAAAGACCACTTCCATTTGTATAATTTCTACCAGCATCAAAGTTTGGTGCGGTTGTTAGTGGATACGCCAGATCAAATCTATTACTGTTAATAATAAACATATCAGCATCCTGAAGAACACCATTTGAATCATAAGTTCTATTATGAAAAAGCGGATATATATAATCATTTCCTAATATTGTATCTTCTGTGTTTTGAATTGCAAATGTTTTAGTATTCAGCCAATCATTATCTTGATAATTCCAATTAAATGTTATTAAAGTTCCGTCAGATAGATTTAATGGAGTAGATGAATCTGCTGCTAACTCACTTAAATCTACACACACTATACCTGAATGTCTTGACCAAGAAGTATATGGAATAGTATTATATGGTGCAACCTGTTGGCTTGGAACTGCATTAGGTCCTGCACCTTGATCAATTTCATTCAGTGTTTTTCCACCTGGATAAAACTTATCTGATGATATCATAAAGTTTGTAACTGAACCGTTAACATTTATATAACCTGACAATGCGCCAGTGTTTTCATCTTTTTCTGTTGCAACTCTAAATGTAGTGCTGCTTTGAACATCAGCAAACATATTAGGAACTTGGCCAGCTGTAATAAGGCTACCCCATGATCCATTTACATTAGTTGTTGCTAATTTCATTCCGTCTTCAAATTCATGATCAGTAGTTGTTGTAACTAACATTGGACCACCAGGTGAAAACCCTGGATCTAAAGCTGCTGATTGAATAGTTTCACTGTCAATTAATTTCTTTGTTGCAACAACCAATGGTTTATTCCAAAAGTCATAGCGTGATAAGTGTCCAGCATATGATTGATTTTCATAGTAGCTACCAAACTTTGAAATGTTTTGCATCACTTCACTTGTGGTAGCTGTAATGCTCAATGGGTTTAACCAAGCCTTGTATGTTCCTGTTAACAGTTCATCTATTCTGCGTGTTAGTCCGCTTGTTGTATTACCCCAATAACTTGGATCAATATAATCTGTTGTAAGTCCTGTTGGATACGTAAATATTTGTCTCATGTCAGCCATTAATAAATCCCCTGTTTTCCACGTCTGTTATATGCACGCTGGATAATGCCTTCTACTGCTTTTTTATTCTTAAGAAGAAATTCTGTTCCAGATTGTGTGTCTATTGCTTGTATTGTTATATTTACCGCTGGTGCTCTACCGCCAATTTGATCCATTGGAGTAATAGTTGCTGGTCCTGTAATAAGTTCTGGTTTTCCACCTTCACCTGCAATACCAAACTTACCTGCGCCTAGTGTTCCGCCGTTTGCAAAGAAGCCACCAAACAAACTACCTAATCCGCCACCGCCAAATAGTCCACCTAGCATGCCACCAAGGCCGCCACCGCCCATTCCGCCACCGCCAAATACTTGTCCTAATATGCCGCCAAATCCACCAGCACCTTGTGACATTGAACCTAGTTTGTTTTGGAAGAAAGTTGCAAAGTTACTCAAGTCCATTTTACCTGTGTGTAATGCGTTACCTAATGTGCTGGCAAATACTTCTTCAAATGTTTGTGCACCCGTCATTGCTGATTGGTTAACTTGTGTTGCCATGCTGTTCATTTCACCAACACTTCCAAGCTTCATGTCTTTGAATGAGGCAATAACTGCATCACGTAAGTCTGGAAAAACACTGTTACCAACTAAGTAATTCCACATATTATTTGCGCCATCTTTTACGCCGTTATACATACCACTTGCTTTGTTAACAACACCATCTTTCATATCACCAAATGCACCTACTGTAGCATCTTTTAATTCTATTGCTTTTTGTTTGATTGCACTTAATGTATCAACAGCTTTTTGGAATACACCAACAACTGCATCAACAATAGTTTTTAATCCTTCAAATCCTGCTTGTAGCGCCGGTAATGCAATCTCATAGACAGTTTTCATTATCTCCCACATGCTAGTGGCAACATCAACAATAAACTGGAATGCTTCTTTTAATAATGGTAACCAATCATCAACCAATGGTTGAATCTTTTCTGCTATAAATCCTAATGCTTCAAATAGTTTTGTCATTATTGGAACAATTACTTCTGTAAGTAATGTTCCTATCAATTCAAATACAGGTTGTAAATTACTGATTGCTGTTTGAACCTTTTCAATAATAGCAGGCATGTTTGCTAATATCTTTTCACTTAGATCCAATAACATTGGCATCAATGGTTCAATTGCATCAGTCATCATTTGACCCAGGCCTTCTTTCAAGCGTCCAATGTTGTCATTGAATGCTTCTGCCTGTTCAGCTGCTTCTAATGGAATAATGTTTGTGTTTTCTGCAACATCATCAAGTGTTGCTTGTAAATCTTCAGCACTTTCATTCATGCTGGCAAACTGTTGTTGAATTAATGGACCTGCACGTCCACCAACAACTTTTGCAAAATCTTCTGTTGTAATCTTGCCTTCATTTAAGGCATTCATCATTTCTTGTAATAGATCTGGACCTGACTTCAAATTGCCATTCAAGTCTAATATACTATCACCAAGTTTGTCAGTAACAGCGGCAAATGATTTTTGTCCTTCTGTTCCTGCTTTTAATCTGCTTGTGGTTTGAAGCATAGCTCTATCAAATGTAGCAGCATCAATACCTGCTTCATTCATAGCTTGTTTCATTACTTGGAAGCCTTCAAATGCTTCCCCACTCATTGCTGATCCGGCTGCTCTTGCACTCTTGGCCAAGTCATCCATTGCTGTAATTTTATCACCAACAATTTTAACCGCGCCTAAGGCAGCAAAAGCGGCACCTGCCGCCCCCATTGCAACCTTAAATTTATTGGCACTTCCTGTAAGCCCGCCAAGTCCGCCTGAGATCTTGTTAATTGATCCACTTGCGTTGTCCTTGGCGTTAATATTAATATTATAATCTGCCATTAGTTCATCCTTTTATTTTGTTGCTGATACTGGTATTCATAATATTTAGCCCAGCCCTGCAACTCTAGTGTGCTTACATTGTGCAGGATCCATTCTACACTTTGTCCTATTTCTCCAGCAATTTTGAAGAGCAAGAGTGTATCAAGATCCTCTGTTAGTTTCCCAAGGTGCCGTTTGCTGCGTCCTTGGCCGCATTTAATTCTGTGCAAACACGGATGATAATATTAGGATCAACTTCACGCATCAGCACATCTTTGTCTGCTTGCTTGAATAACTTTTTACCATCTTTGTCTAATGCTTTTTGAATTAATGTTTCTACCAATGCGGCAACTAATTCACCTTTTGCATGTAATTCAAGAACTTTTTGTTCTTGTGCAAATGTTGATACATTCTTAAAATAGACTGTTGTTTCCCATTCAGGAACTTCAATACTATTAAGTTCTCCTGCTAGTTGGTCTCTAAAATGACCTTTTGCTTTATTTAATACGCTCATAATTATCTTTTCCTTGTTGTTGTTTTGCGTAGAGCTACCTCAACTATCCCGTTGGGTGCTTGTCTACTTGTTTTTTCTGAATCCAATACTCCAATGTATGGGACTGTGTTTTTTGCCAATGGGGCAATCTTTCTTCCGTTCATTCCACGGAAAACATTTTGCCAACCTTGACGGGCTCTACCTGTATCAATTGGAGTGGTAGCACGTAGGTTTGCAACTAAATCACGTGAAAAAGCGGACAAGTCTTTGGATACTTCTGCATACAGTTCTTTTTTAATTCCTGCTTGTGTCTGAGCCATTAACTTGTCCTTTTTTCTTTAAGATGCAGTTGTAAGTGGACCGTCACCTGTAAATGACAAAGATGTAGTAATCATATCTTCAACACCTACAGCGGTTTCTACTGAAGTAACAATTGCATTACCTGTATAGGTAGTAGTTCCTGCTATTTCATAAGCAACCAATGACACTTCTGCGCCAATAACTGGGTATGTTTCAGTTGTGTCAAACACAGCTTCCGCTGTTCCTTCCCAACTTGCCATACCTGGTTTGATGCATTTCCACTCAGCACCCATGTAAGATGCTTCAATTGTTTCTGCGTTTTGTGTAATAGTCCATGCAGTTAATTGAGCCACGTTTGTGGATCCACCATCAACTGACAAAGCACCATTTTTTCCTGATATACATGCCATGTAATATCTCCTTTATGTATTATTTAATTGGTAACAATATTCTACAGTGAATATTATTCCACAACTTGCAAAAGGGGCACTTTCACCCGTTGTGATAGTTTCAACTCTCGTGAGCCTAATATCTTCTACAGTTGAGTCTAGACTTCTATCTTCCATTAGTGTGTTTTCAATAGCTTCTACGGCAATATTTCTTTGCGTATCACGTTCTCTTCCACCCACTACTAGCACAATGCTGACTTCCATTAACCCTTTACGCATTAACCCATCTGAACCCATTGACATAGTAATATCTTCAATTTCTTCATTTGTGGTTTCAATGTAAACGGCTGGAAAGGCAGTTGCGGCAAGTTCTTCAATCACAATAGGATCTCTTTGAACTACACCAAGTTTCACACTGCGTTGCGCCTTAAGACGCTCAACTATTTCTACTAATATATCTTCTCTGCGTGCCATTATCTATACAACCTATTTTGACTTACTTGCTTGACATCTGAGTTGTCAATAGTTCCGTCATCTTCAAAATCATATTTTATTCCTACACCAAATTGTAGTTCCCATTCTTCAGTGAACCTATCTTTATAAAAAGATAATTGTTCTCTGTAGGGATCACCTTCTGGTCTGAATGTAGATAACCTTGGCAGAATATAGCCATACAAGGCTTGATATACTGTAGTTTTAGTCCACTGTGCTTCAACTAATTTACTACTGTCAAATTCACTACGGCTATAGAACTTGTTCCACCATTTGAATTGAATCATGTTGATAACATCAGTCTGTGCTTTGGCCAGTTCTTCTGTCCAATCATCAACTCCTTGTTGGAAAACTTCTGGAGCGTATTCTTCTAAATTTGTATTTGTAGCAAATGCCATTTTCTTCTCCTGTAAAATAACTGGAGCAGTTGCCCACTCCAGTTTGCTTTAAGCTATAATTAAGCTGTTCCTACAACTACACCACGTGATGCGTCAAGGACTGAAACACCAAATGCTGCTGAAGCAACAATGTCATTACCTACAGCTGCTGCTCTGCGTTCTACTTCTAAGTTTACGCCGCCTTGCATTGCCATTCTTAGAGCGTCTTGTGAGAACACTGCAAAGTTTGGAGTTGTAAGACCTGTGTTACCTGCGTCAAAGTGTGAAGATACATAACATGGAACGCCTGCAATCATACCAATGAAACCAGTTCTCATTGCTGCGTTTTGTGTTTCACCACCTGCAAAAGCTGATGAACCAATTTTTTCCATAAAGTCTTTGTAAGAAGTTGCTGCAACTATACAGTTAAGAGCACCTGTTTCACCGTTAGCACGGATTGTTCCAATTGCATCATAAAGGTCAGTTAACAAGTCAGATGATGGAGCTACTGCTGTGCCTAAGCCTGTGCCAATTGCTACTGAAACTTGCTTGTCAACTTCTGCTGCAATTGCGTTACCCATAACTCTACCCATTTCAGATGGATCAATTCCACCTAAGTCACGTAGGACTGTGCGTGCTGCAATCAAGTCTAAGTTGATTGATTTTTTAGTGTTAGTTGGAAGCGTTGAAGCAAAGTCTGCCTCAATTTCTTGTGTTCCGTCACCGTTGTTTGTTACTACTGTTGCGTCTACTGAACCCATAACAGCCACTTGTGCTGATGCTGAGCCTGCCGCCACTGATACTGATGGGATGATTAATCCTGGTAGGTATAGTGAGTTTTCTTGTGCAGCAAATACTGTTGCTGCTTGTGTAGGGACCATTAAAGCGTCTAAGTTGATGCCTGATCCATATTCATTTGCGTATGCCATAATATTTTCCTTTTATATTATAAAATTAAACTTTGCCTTGCATTTTCATCTTTTTATAGATTTCTCTATGCTCAGGCTTGTTCATGTCAAGTTGTGCTAAATCAAAATCTTTTTGATCAGCGTTAATTGTATTACCCGTAGAGCCTGCACCACTTGGGCCTGCACTCTTAAAATACTGGTTACTTGATAGGAACTCTTCAACTAAATGGTGAACATTCATAGGATCAGCTGAATCCGTATATCTTTGTTTACCTTCTTTGTCAGTAACTATTACATTACCTTCTGTATCTAGTTTAATGCTCTTTCTCAATAGTTGAGCCACGTGATCAGGCGCAACACTTTTGGCTTTAGATGCCGCATCAATTAATGCACCATCAATTTTGATTGTCTCAAGTTCAGTTCTAAGTCTCAGAATTTCTCCTTCTGACTTTTCTTTCTGCTTCTTAAGAACACCATTAAAGTCTTCCTTCTTAATCAGTTGCTCTTCCTCAATCTGCTCTTTCAAGCCTTTGAGTGCTTTGTATTCATCCACGTCAACATTTTCATATTTCTTGTTAACTTGGGCAACACGTTTGCCAATTAATTCATTTACTTCTTCTTGAGTAAATGTTTTAGTGGCTTCAACCTGGGATTCTATATTTTGGCCTGTTTCTGTATCCCCAGTGTCTACAGTGTCAGTTTGTGTTTCCACGCCATGAGTTTCAATTGTCATGTCAATATTCCTTTTATTAAGTTAGGGTTGGATGCAATATGCATCTACTTATATATTTCTATATACGTTTATTTATCCTTTTACTCTTCTTCAAAGTTTTCTACAGGCACCCAATAGTGTTGGCAGTTGTATCCACCACGCACTACATACGGATCACCAGGCTCTTTTCCTGCCCAAGTTTCTCCATTCCAGATGTTCTGTATTTCTTCATCAGTCATTTGTAATCCCAACATACTTCTGCAAAATGGTCTTGATGTTGCCATCAACCCACCAGCATATTCAAAGCGTTCAATCTTCTGACGCTTTGCTCTGCTTTTTGCAAATGTTCCGTTGTAACTACCTACAACACTTTCTGCTTTTGTGCTCAACAACGTTGCTAATGCAGCCGCTGTGTTTACATCTCCTGGTAATTTACGTTTAATTTGTGCTACAAGATCTGCGTGTTGAGCTCCTGTTGCCTTACGTAATTTACGTTGCAGTTTCTTTACTTCAGGATTATTAGAATCCATATGGACTCCGCTAATTCTTCCACGCACTTGATTAACCAAAGCCGCTGTAGTTACACCAGCAACTGTGGCAAGCACGGCTGTCTTAATTACATCTTCACTAGCACTGTTGACAGTGTTAGCTAATTCATCTTGTGAACTTTGTAGTAATGCACTTTCTGCCACATAGTCTGCAGGTTCAACTGGCAAACTACTTTGGTCTAATAAGTCTGTGCTTACATCTCTTAAACTGTTTGCACTGGCACGCACACTTTCAGCATGACGTCCAAATGCTTGATTTATCTGTGGTCTCAAAGCCTCAACTGGTAGACCTTGGGATACCAGTTCCGCTACTTCTGACTCTAATGCTTTAGCATTGTCAAACACACCAGCTTGAACTTCTTCTAATGTATTCTCCAAAACTTTGTCATGTTTTTTAACATTGAACTTTGCCATGTTTATCCTTCATGTGTGTAACCTTGTTCAAGAAGCAACAAATGTTCTGCTTCTGATTCTACAATTACACTTTTCCCTGTGCGTGGATCTACCATCACGTGTGTTTCAAACTCTTCAGTTGAATTCATGTCTGCAAGTATTTCACTTTGCAATTCTGCATCATCTACAGTTAGTGCAACAATTTGTCTGCTAATCTCATCTTGGAACTTAGCGTTTGTAACACCTGAACTGCGTGTTTTCATTAAGAAGTCTAGTTCTAAATGTTCATCTCTCATGTCAAATGTTTCTGGATATTCTAAACTAAAGTCTTCTGGCATACCTAATGCTTGCCAATCTAACCAAGTAATCCACATTTGATATTCTGTTTCTTTGAGTGTGTCAGCCATGTCTGATAGCTTTGCATTTAATAACTGACGCTCTACTTGGAGTGCTGTTCCTGACATAGGTGAACCTGTTGTAGCCTGAATGGCACTTGTATGCGTCATGCGTTGAATTGATTGCACACTGTTTGCTATTGCTTTTAGTATACTATCTGTTGTTGATAGACTTGGTGAAAGCAGATAAGGTTTCAATCCTGGATCAACGCTTTCATCTAAGTTAAGAACACTGCCTGCACCAGCAACTGCGTCAGTTGAAGTTGGTTTTACCAGTGTAGGATGTGAACTAATTCTTAAATGTTGTTCAATTTCACTTGCACAATTGTAAATAAATTTCTGTTGGTTAGCCACGTCTGCAACTAAACTAATTCCCACACCTTTTGTAGGGCTTTTTAATGGAGCATGGAATATAAATGGAATGTAACCCAATGGATTCTCATGTTCTTCATAGCTTTCAATAGCACGGTAATCACCAGTGTTGGAATCTTTGCTTACTTTGTATTTTTCTACAGTGTCTTTGTGCCAACAAGTAAATGTAACATATTGATCATTTTCTGATTCTCTTACTTTGATATAACACAGTTCCATCTTGCCAGCAATGTTTCTTTCCCAATAAAAATCTAAAACGTTTTGAGGAGTATACATTGCTGCATAAGCACGGATACCTAATTGAATTGCTTCAGCTTCTGTTTCTACTTTGTAACTTGGTTTGTCTACTAGTATCCAAGTTGATCCATGCACCATTGCCAAATCATTTGCATTCTTTAAGAAACTGTCTAGACTTTGTCCTTCTTGGTCAGTGTCATACAACCAGGCATTTACCAATGGATTGTTAATTAATAATCCAATATCACGCTTAGGTAATGTTCTGAACAAGAAGCTACGGTAAATGTCTACAGTAGTTTGCACATGGTTATCTAATGGAGTAGAGTTTAATCTCTTTCCATACTGGTCACCAGGCGCTTGATTTTCACCAATGTATTGTGTTAAATAACTACCACTCTTATACAATTCACCACCCACGTATGATTTGTAATGATAGTTGGCCTGTTTTGCTACATCACTGTAACTTGGATGCGTTTGTTCTAATTGTTCTAATGTCAACATAATTATATTTTCCTTTATAAAGGTAGTCATCACAATAATGATCAGTTATTGCTGCTATATCAGTTATTTATCCTTTTAGTAATGTCCAAACAACTGTGGTTTTTTGCCAAGCTCAGGCTGTGGCCTTCTTATAGGGTTTATCCAATGCACTAGATAACCCAGTGCATCATTCATGTGGTCTAAGTTTCCGCTTTTGTCTGGAATTTGTGTTCCTTCACGGTAAACTTGACTGCTTATACATTTGATTAAGTTTCTACACCTAGGGTCCACACTTAATTTAACAGTTCCGTCCGTTGCTTTAAGACTTGCGTTCACCGCCGCTATTCTATCTTTCACTGGTGGATTGATATTCTTAACTTTAAGTGTGAACCCTGAGTTTCTTAGTATGTGATGGTCACTAGTGTTTGAACTGGTCTTACGTGCTTGTCCACTTGCGTCCGGGTAGACCCATAACCTGTTATCTGGATAACGGTTTATCAGTTCTTCTGCCATTTCAAATGTGTTTGATCCTTCCATACTGATTTCATCTATTACGCTTATTTCATTTCCGTTAATTCTAGCAATTGCGGCAACTAGCGGGCTTACGTTAAAGTCCATTGCCACGTGTAGTATTTCATTCTTCTTAAAGTCTAAGTCTTGTTTCTTAATATGAACTGCACTATCCCAATTGTAGTAAATGCTTCCACTGTATTGTTCAAAGCTGGCTTCATATTCTTGTCTAAAACTTTTCTCATCTAATTCATTGCGGGCTTGTTCTATTTCCTCTGGTAACACATTGCCACCTTGCAGAGTTGTGTATTGAAAACTCTTCCAATTGTCTTGAGCGTGTGCACCTTGCCATAATTCATATATCCAACTGCCTTTGCCTTTTGGTGTTGTGATAAACAAGCCACTTCCTTGTTTGTCACTCAGTGCTGGTCTACAAACTTCTGTCCACATCTTTTTATCAATCATTGCCGCTTCATCCATGATCAAATAATCCATACTCACACCACGTAAACTATCTGGGTTGTCTGCACTGCGTAAATAAATCTTTGAACCATTGATCAATGTAATACAAAGATCACTTTCATTTATTTTCTTTACCCATCTGCATCTAATAAACTTCTCTTTTAGATCATCCCAAATAATTTGTTTGGCTTGTCTATAACTTGGAAATACCGCAAAGATGTTTGAGTTAGGAAAACGTGCATGTTTGGCAATTTCATGCATTGCCAAAAAACTCTTCCCCCAACGTCTGCCAGCAACTACAACTTTGAATCTGTTGATGTCATTGCTAACTTCTTTTTGAACATCACTTAGTGGCATTTGATTTTCCATTTACATAAAGACCAAACCAAGCCGCACCTGCACCAATCATTGTGCTGGTAAATGCTGCTTGAGCATTGTTTGGTTCTGGCAAATCCATAAACCAATTAATAACCAAATAGAAACTTATCATATAAGTTA